TTGCCGACACATCGTCCGCAATAGACACAAACTCCTGAAATACCGCTATCAGTTGCTGTGCCACCGCTTGCGGCTGGAAGAAGCTGATCGGCTGCTGCGCATTGTTCGATACGGGATCATTGCGAACGTGCCACCGTTTCCATGGGTAGAGATCCTCGCCGGTCTCGTCAGGAGACAGCCGGTCATCGTTAACCACAACTTGCGGACCTGAACTGATTGAAAGGTTATTGATCAGGGCCCGCAGTGTGGCATTTGCACTTTCCTGAACATCGGTCAACATATCGGTCAGGCCGTTGCCGACCGGGGTTCCTGGAACCTTTTCAAAGCTCGTAATGTAATAGGGGTGCCGCTGCCGCGGACTGGGTGACATCTGCGCCTTAATCACATGACTGCCAATACACCACACTTGAACGAAATAGTCACGCAATTCGTCAGGAACGGCNAAACCGTACTCCTGCAGNAGCCGTCCCTGCACGTTCCCGTTGAACTCCATCATGGAGATCAGGGCTGATCGGTTCCAAGCCGGATTTTCACGACTCTCGAGGACCGCGCGCTCGGCATCCGTAGTATCCCAGTTATCGTAAAGGCCGCCTCGCCCGTACTCATCAAGCACCGCACGGATTTCGTCTTGATTGTACCCTGGGAGGTCGAGCAAATCGTTGAGTTCCGCGCGAGTAACACGTAGTTTTTCAATAACATTTGCGTTCTCGATGTCTGCAACGCCGGGCGTAAACCAGATATCAAATGGTGATACCCGGTTCCACGTCAGTTTTGGCGTCTGTTGCACTGTGGCGCGGCCACCCCCCGGCGGCCAAGTGACGGTAGGGATTACCTTAACGACGGGTCCTTTCATGACAGCGAACGGGAACATCGGCAAATCGACGAGGAACTCCGCAAAAGCATGGTAAAAGCCACCCTCTTGCAGGATATCCTCAACCTTATCCTCACTATCCCGGGCCTGTGCGACCGCCTTTTTCTTTGCCGCATCCTCGGCGGACTGGATCAGTGCGGAGCGGCGCTCCCACTCATCAACCTGATTTGGCGGTTTCCCTTGTGTTTGCTGGACTTGCTGGCGTTCGGCGGTGAGGAGTTGCTCGATCGTCTGCATGATGTCAGGGGGCACGTCAGGGGACGCTGGCGCCTTAATAGCGTACGGTCGATCCTGTCCAAGGTAAATATCACGTAAAAGTGAACTGGCAGCCCGACACTTCTGTGCAATGATCCGGGCGTAAATCTCGGAGCCACCAAACCGGCGGATCTCATTCAGTTTCGTCGCNTCGTACTGNCCNTTGAACGTGCGTAGAGCNACNAGGAGGCGNTCCGACCATCCGGCGCTGGTNTTGCGGTGNTTGCGAAAGATCTCGAATTGGCCTTTGATATAGCCGACTAGGCCCAAGGGAACCTGTTGCTGTGCTGGCTGATTGTTCGCCGCCTGTTCCTTGGCCTGTTGCTGCAGCTGGAGCTCCANCTGTGCGGGTGGGATCACTCGAAATGTCCCATTCTGGCCGAGACCGGTATCGCTCATTAGTGGAAATCCTGTTATTCACTGCGCAGTGAATGGCGAAGGGTAGCCGTCGGGGGTTAACGATCCGCTAAGAGATAAAACTTGCAGAGCGAAAACTGCTGTGATAGTCGAGACCTATGAATGATGAGCCACTTCCCACCCAGATCAATTTGAACCAATCCGAAATGGCTGCTCTCGCCCGTGAAATGGCGATCGCGATCAAGATCCGGATCTCGTCCTCGAAACCTTTCGCATCACTCGCGACCAATTCGAAGCCTACGTGCTGAAAAACACATTCTACAAGCGCGCCTTCGAAGCCTTCGTGATCGAATGGGAAAGCGCTCTCAGTACCAAAAAGCGCATCGAGCTACAGAGTGCGGCTGCGATCGAAGATGTCCTTCCTAAACTCAGCGCGAGAATGTCAAGTGGAACTGAAGGCCTCGGAGCGGTTACAGAAACAGCTAAGTTGCTGGCCAAACTGGCAGGTATCGGAGAAGACAAGAAAACTCCTACAGAGGGCGAACGCTTCTCAATTACGATNAATCTCGGTGCAGATACGAAGCTGCAGTTCGAAGANACAATCGGCGGAGCTCCGCTTATTGATCTTCAGGCGGCTGAACTGCCTGCGCCAAATCAAATACCAGAAAACACCAAAGGGTANAGCTACAATTCGGCGCTTTGAANNGTCGGCAATGGCGTATCTCAGGCGCCGGCGCTATAAGACCAGTGCAGCCGGCATCGCAAACGAGCAGCGCTATGATCGATCGCCTAAAGGTTTACTAAGACGTCAACGCTACAANNCTTCACCAAAGGGCAAACAGANAAGGAAGAACCGCTATGGCTGAACGAAAAAGTGATCAGGCCAGACTTGANGATGCCCTCGAAGCACTACGCAAAAAGGAAGCTGAACTACAGGATTATCGGAAAACCATCCGTGTCCTCCGCACCGAAAACGACACTGCTGAAAACATCCGATCTGTGATCTGGAAGTTGGCTGAACACAATCCGGAGCCGCCGGCGTGGCTCAGTGGTAAAGGCGGTAAGATCGGCTCTCGAGGTGTCCCAATCACGATTTGGTCTGATATCCATTATGGCGAAGTCATCGAGGCCGATCAGGTCAATGGCGTGAATGTCTACAATAAATCAATCGCCAAAAAAAGACTTCTCCGGTTGTACGATACGACAGTTGACCTCTGCTACAACCATATGGGTCGCGCCAAGACTGAATATCCCGGCATCATCGTCTGCCTCGGCGGCGACATGATCGGTGGCGACATCCACGAAGAACTGATGCAAACAAACGACCGAACGCCNCTCCAGGCGGTCAATGATCTGACCGATATTCTGGCCGCTGGCATCGAACATATGGCGAGCAAATTNGGTAAAGTGTTNGTTCCCTGCGTCGTCGGCAACCATGGNCGCACTGGGCGCAAACTTCAAGCGAAAAATCGAGTGTTCACAAGCTACGAGTGGTCNTTGTACTGCAACCTCGCGCGCCATTTTGCCAANGAAAAGTTCATCCATATCGACGTGCCGAACAGCGCTGATGCCCACTTCCAGTCCTACGGTGTTCGATTCATGCTGTCCCATGGCGATAGCCTTGGCGTGAAGGGCGGTGACGGCATCATCGGCGCAATCGGTCCGATCATGCGGGGAAACATCAAGCTCGGCAAGTCGCAGCACTCGATCGGACAGGAATTCGACGAACTACTTTTATGTCATTGGCATCAAATGCTCTGGCTACCACATGTAACCGTCAACAACAGCCTGAAGGGTTACGACGAGTATGCCATGCTTGGTCTGCGTGCACCATACAGCCGCCCTTCACAAGCGTTATTCTTCAATCATCCTGAACACGGCACCACAGCGCGTTGGGAAATATACCTTGAAGGCCGACAGAAGGCCTCCGAAGCTAAACCTTGGGTGACATGGCAGCCGTAAATGTCCAATCTTGTATATGATGCGTCTCCTACAGTAGCGCGCTTCTGCAAGTCAGAAGCATTCGGCCGGATTATCGCGGGGCCCGTTGGCTCTGGTAAGACAACCGGCTGCATCATGGAGCTGCTGCGGCGTGCTATGGCACAACACCCGGGCGACGATGGTCTGCGTTACACGCGCTTCGCTGTTGTGCGTCAAACCCTCAAACAACTGAAAGACACTGTCCTCAAGGACTGCCAAGAGAACCTGGAAGGACTGGGCGAATGGAAAGTCAGCGAGAATACCTTCCATCTGAAATTCGATCGTATCGTCTCCGAATGGGTCTTCATCCCACTCGAGAACGCAGAGGACCAGGCCCGCTTACTCTCTATGCAGCTAACGGGAGCGTGGCTGTCAGAATGTATTGAGATGAACTTCGATGTGGTTGCACCTGTCTCTGGCCGATTGGGTCGCTACCCATCGAAGAAACGTGGTACCCCGACGTGGCATGGCATGATCGCGGATACAAACATGCCTACCGAAATGAGTTCCTGGCATCAATTCATGGAGAATTTGCCGCCCGATTGGCAGAAGTTTGTGCAACCCTCCGGGCTCTCTCCCGATGCCGAGAACCTGAACTGGCTCCTTCAAACTGAGGAAACGAAGAAGTTCCCCTTCGATGATCCACGCCGCATCGCGCAGGGACGCAAATATTACGAACGCCTGATCGCCATGAACGGCGCTGACAGTGACTGGGTGAAGCGATACGTCAAAGCGGAGTACGGCAATGACCCCTCTGGAGCTGCTGTTTTCAAGGAAAGTTTTCGGTACGATGTACACACTGTACCTGAGACGCTCCTTATACCCGGATATCCCATTCTGGTCGCTCAGGATTTCGGCCGTAACCCTTGGTCCCTTATCTGCCAAATGGATCATATGGGACGTCTTCTTGTCCATGAAGAAGTATCTGCCACGAATATCGGTCTCGAGAAACACGTTAACGAGCGACTTAAGCCGGCGCTCTATCGCAAATACCTCGGCTTCAAAATCGCACTGATCGGTGATCCAAGCGGCGTGGCAAAGAGCAGTCATTCAGAAGAATCATCCTTCGACCTGCTCAGTCGCCTCGGGCTCGCCAACTATCCGGCACCAACGAATGACATCGGCCCGCGGATCCGCGCAGTCGAGGCGCTGCTTGGTCGACAAACTGGAGGTGGGCCGTCGCTGATCATCAGCCGATCAGGCTGCCCGCATCTAGTGCGTGCGATGGCTGGCGGCTACCGGTACAAGAAGATGAAGGATGGAGCGCTGCGACCGAAGCCCGATAAGGACGATCCGGAAGGCTACAGTCACGTAGCGGATGACCTTCAGTACGTCTCCCTGATCGTACATGGCGGGATGGTAGACTACGTGGCCCGGCGCCTGTGGGCGCAGCGTACAAACAAGAACAGGCAACGGGTTAACGCGGCGGGCTGGACCTAGCCTGCTCGACGCGATCCTTCAAACCCTGCAGGTCCTGAAAGATCCGATCGAGGGATTTATCGCGCGCCTGGAATTGCGCATCCATCAGATCTCGGACTGCCTTTTCTCGATACTCAAGTTCTCGCTGCACCGTGATGTTATTTTGCTGAAGGGGCGTAAGCGCCAGCGACCCAATCAACCCAAGGGTGGTCACGACAACCGCAGCCGCAGAAAAAATGGAAACCCAAGGCGTCCTGGCACGCTCGTTGAGGCCATTGGTGATAGACTGGAACGACGCGCGCATTTCGGTAGCGATAGCCAGCACGCCTGCCTTCAGGTCGCGCACGTCCACTTCAAGGCCTTGTACCTTGACACTCAATGCCGAAACGTCGTGAAGTTGTGCCGCTCGAGACACGCTCTTTTCCTCTATCATTCCCACACCCTATTGAGGGGATTCTTAATTTAACGTGTCACCCTCCACGGGCATTTCCACGACCTTGCTCATAAGATGCTGCAAGCGGCTCCGGCGTGCTTCGGCCTGGGCTAGGAGGCCCCCTAAAGCTACTTGGCATTTCTCCACTGTAAGTTCGCCGCGCTCCATATCATAGATGACCCTGGCCAGCATCTCGGCCCGCCGCAGGTACTCATTACAATTCACCATTTCAACCAGCGTACCATATACATGCTCCCGGTCCAACTTGCGGTCGATAACGGCGAGGGTCGTTAGTACTGCCGCATTGCGCGTATGCTCGTTGGTCTGGAGGGCGACCGGGAGGGTGATAGCCTCCAGCACGCTTTGCTCATCCAGAATAGGAGAGACCGGTTGCCGCCGCGGCGTCGCCGGTGGCTGAACGTTGGCCAAGAAGCTCTTCGATAATTGAACGGCTGGTATCGTCGAGGTAGTAGCCGGCGCCCCAGAGGGTATGAATAATGATTTTGTGAGGTTTGAACTTGCCACGGAGTTTGCAGATGATGACGTCAACCATCTTGGGATCAGTCGTTTCCGTAGCATCTGGCCGAGACTTACGAAGCGCCCGCTGAGTTTCGATGACATAATGCAATGTCCCCTTGTCTACTTCATCGCGTTTAAGGAAGACGAGCATGAAGCTGGCCTCGAGGGGTGTCAACTTGAATAAGTGCTGCAGACCCAGAACCAGCGACGGCTCGGCTTCATGCTTAAGGAAGGATGGTAGGCGGTCGGCGCGCCGGCCGGCTGGCGCCCAGTCTTCCTTAGTCATTTCGGTAATGGTGCCAATATCTAGATGGTAGCGCAGCGTATCGCGAACATCCTCAGAACTGCGCGCCAGCGCACGGGCAATAGCGCGGATCGGAACTCCTTCGATCGCTAAACGGCTGGCAATGGCAGCATATGGCTGTTCAAGCGGCGGGATTTCACTCTGCATAGCCGGGGTCCTACGTTAAGACCCGCACACGCGCGGAGATTAGGGACCTTATTCCCCGTATGTCAAGCAGGCCCCGGCGCCGATCCCCAATAGGCAAGGCTTTAGCCATCCGCCTTTCAGCGCCGGGACCCGGTATAACTATGGCATGCCTGAGTTACGGGATAGTTACTGCGGAACCGAAGTCGCGGTCATGTCATTTTTTGCCACCTTCACCGTAATATTATATCCATAGGGACCAACGGAAACAAATGGCACATCGAAAATCGCTTGGCTCTCTGGCTGTACTCCATTTAGTGGCACCAGAAGCGGAAATATGTTCCTCAAACTGAAGGACTTCGGGGCGGCCGAATAATAGCTAATCAGCACAGTACCGGACAGCGGTGCCGGTCCCCCAGTATTCCAATTCAATACCATTTCAAACGGAGTGCTTTGTAAGGCCTTCAGACTGAAAAAAATGGCACCCTGTTGTAAGTCAGTCGCTAAATTTCCGTTTTGTGTCATCATCCCATAAGGTTGCGGCCAGGTGAACGCGGAACCCAGTAATGTTTTTGATAAGACCTGTGTTCCGGAAAGCGCGTTTAGTAGTCCAGTCCCGAAAAATGCACCTCTTCCCCCCGTACTACCAACACCACCAAAATCGAGACCGGTCGGCGACGGCTGCCCATTCGCCGGGAAGGTTCCATCGATAAAAGACGCAATAGTGGCCAGCGCAAACGTGCCAGGGAAACGCGCGTCAGGCAATTGTGTATTGTAGTTCGGGAGGGGGGCATTC